CTGCGAAGCTGTAAGGAGTTTGCCCGCCTTGCAGGTGTGTCAGTCAGCTTAATAAACCTGTGGCACCGGAACAACCCACAACAATTTGATGCTGCGCTGGCACAGGCGGCAGTGACGAGGAGAGCGCGACGTGGATGACTACGATTACGAGGAAGAAGATTTTAAACTGGAGCGCAGCTTGATGCGGCGCATAACCCGCCAGCGGATCGAACACTGGCACCCACAAGATCCGGACTACGTAGGGGATGAAGACGATGATGACGACAACGATTGATTGCAGCAACATGCCCGAGCCCGAGGGTGCGACGCACTGGTGCGCGGGGGACGGGAACCCCGTTAAGAATTACTGGTATAAGTTTGACAAGGATATATTTTGGCTCTGTAGTAGGGATGGTGGGCCTTGGGAACGAGTAGCACTGACCATTCCCCGCCAAGCCATGCTCGTAGAGCTACCAACCAACACTCAAACCAGTAGCGCACTCGACGTGCAGATCGGCGGTGGGCACTATAAAAGCTACGCCATACAGCCGGTGGAGTTTATCCACAAGAACAAGATTCCCTATATCGAGGGCTGCGCGATCAAGTACCTGTGCCGCTGGCGCGAGAAGGGTGGCATCGAAGACCTGCGCAAGGTTAAGCACTACATTGACCTGCTGATTGAGATGGAGCCGTGATGCCACAGACCAGCGCAGTGCTTAAGGGTAAACGGTGCATGTGCCCGACCTGCAAAGAGGTGTTCAGCTCGGCTACAGGGTTCGACAAGCACCGCAAAGGGACACAGGGCCACGACCGACGGTGCGTGGACCCCGCGTCAGTGGGCATGCAGATCAGTACACGGGGCAACAATACCTATTGGACAACACCGATGCCTGCGGGCGTTGTATGGGGGGCAACATGAGAAATGACGACAAGGTTATGGGTTCGATTTTACCGTATCGTTTAAGCGTTACGGTATTTGGGTTGATCAACAATTCTAACTAAGGCCACAAAAGCGTCCGAGGAGGACAATACGATGATAAATTTTCAAGCTCTGGCAAAAATGCCAGAGGCAGAAATCAACAAGATGACAAAAGCCGAACTTGTTGCTGCAGTTTTGCGGGATAGGCACATGTTTGATTACTACAAGAAAAAGGCGGAGGAATTGCAAGAACAGATTGCTCAAAATACGGCCAACGAGAGGGCGGCATGTGTTGTGCTTGCGGCCTTTGTTGGAGTTGAACTGTCCCGCAACGAGTACAGCGGCCAGCTTGATACGACAAAGCTCAACATCCTTGAGCTAGTGGGGCTTGTAACCGCCAAGTGCGTTTCTGTCCGAGTATAACCACCCCCGCCAAGGATGGCACAACAAGAAAGCGCACAGCCGCATGGTGACTGACGACATGGCTATTTCACTGCGCTTGTTTTGGTGTGGACGCGATGAAACACAACGCACACTATTTAACTTGGATACTGCACCGCATTGAGTGCAGGAGGGCGAGATGATTTTCTTATTCCCGTTTGCCACAGTGATCCTTGCAATTATGGCTGTGGTTGCTTTTTTAACAATGCTCCTTAACTCCAGCCTAAAAACTGACGAGAGAGTGGGGTTCTGCTGCGTTTCTGCGTTTTTCTTCCTTGCCACTTGGCTTATGGCAACGGGTGGGGATTTTTATTTAGAGCACAGTGTTCTGCAGGAACCTGTGCCAGTGGAGGTGCAACAATGAGTGACGCAATTCAGCAAGCGATAGAGGCGATGGACAAATCAAAACCGTACATGTCTGCCTATTCTCCCGACCGAAAAATGATTGACAAAGCCATCGCCGCACTCCAAGCACTGCAAGGAGGGGAGCCGGTGGTTCCTTCACAATGGAGAGTTGTCATGCGCGGGATGGTGGAATATGCAGAGTGCAATGATCCCGGCAATCCGTATCTTCCACAAGCGCAAGCCCTGCTATCAGCAGGCAAGGGGACGGTATGAGTGACGCAATTCAGAAATTGATCAACGCCGCAACGGATTTGTTTGACGCGGACAGGGCAGAGGCGTGGCGGTATCCGACCGTCTGGGAGCCAGTTGTTGATCGTCTGCTACAGGCTTGTCAAGCCCTGCAAAGCGGGGAGCCTGTGGTTTTTACCTGTCACGGCAATAATGCACCAGCATACGGATGTAATACGCCGGGCGACATGAGCGGTACGTATTACAAATCCCCGCAGCCACCAACCACAAAGCCAATAGCAGCCATTAAAGGCTGGTTTCACGGGGAGTGCGTCATTCAGGCGCTTGATCCCGCAGCGGTGTTACCGGCAGGGATGGCTTTGTATGCCACCCCGCAGCCGGTGGTTCCTGAACTAACCGGAAAGCAGTGGTCAGCAATGCGAACCGTTATCCATGAATATGCGAAAAAGTTTCGATCTGCTGATACATATGAAATGGCGTCAGCTTATATGGACGCAGCACCTGAGGCGGTATACCAAGCACTGCTATCAGCAGGCAAGGGAGGTGAGTGATGTACGACTACAAAGAGCAAAAGCACAGCCTGTTTACAGAGTCAGGCATAAAAATGCTGTTGGCGGTCAGGGACTCTGTGGATCAAAAGCTTAAACTTTCTGGCGCGGTGCGCTCAGGCGAAGCGATAAGCGTTGTGACAGGCGATTCATGGACTATGCTGGCTTGTCTTGATTACCTCGTTGAAACCGGCGAAATAAGAGAGATAACTGGATCAAATGCTGCGGGTCAAGATCGCGTGTTTGTACGCAGGCAAGGAGAACAACAATGAGTGACGCAATTACAACACTCGAAGACGCTATAACTTATTTTGACATGGGCATGAAACACAGTGCGATTAAGGCTGTCGAAAGAGCGCTCCAAACACTGCAAAGCGGGGAGCCTGTGGCTCGCGTTATTGATGACGGAACACCCGAAGGCGCAACAGAGTGGATACCGTGCTGCAACCGAACAAGATCGCTAAAAGCAGGAGACTTGTTATACGCCACCCCGCAGCCGGTGGTTCCGCAGGCACTGATTGAAAAAGTGACTGCCTTGTGTGCTGCCGTGGAAAACGATGAAGAATTACCCCCTATTAAGTGGGCGCTCAAATGCAACGGTTTAATAAACGAAGTTAAAGCCCTGCTATCAGCAGGTGCGGTAGCAGCACCACAGCCGGAAATGAAGACTTACCGTTGTGTGACATGCAATGTAAGTGGCACTGATGATGGGCTGTGTGACGCGCATAAATACGACGAGCAGCTTTCAAAGCACAAATCAGCAGCCAAGGAAGCAGGCAAGGGAGGTGAGTCGTGAAATCACAAAAATACTACCGGCTGGTCGAGGAGACTCCACCCGAGCTGGCTGACCAACGAAAGAAGATCGCCGACGATATCAAGAAGTACCTTGCCAGTGGCAAACAGATACAAGAAATACCCACCGGCTACTCAAAGTTCAGCGAACAGCCCATGCGCAGCTGGATTGAAGAGTCACGTAAACGCAAGTTCGGAGAACGCTGATGAAACGCCGCATACACGTTAACCAACATAACATCCGCGCCAATACCAAGGGCGCCGACCTGCCGGTGCTCACCATCAAGAGCAGCAAGGGCAACGTCAAGTGCAATCGGGTCACGATTCATGGTCCAAGCACCGTGGTCTACTCACCCGACAAGCCCCTGTCCTGCGGTGCCAAGGTCTGGGTGGAAACCGATGCAGAGATCACGGTGCATGATGAACACGCCGCCTAGCCCCGTGCCAGACAAGGAAGACAAGGCTATCCTCAAAAACAAGAGCCCAAGCTATGTCATGGGGTGGAACAAAGTAAAACACCGGCAGGAGGAGGGCGCGACACCTGTGCGCAAGCAAAGCAGGAAGAGGAAGGGCGCATGATCCACGGATCAGGGGGCATGGATCAGGGGGCATGGATCAGGGGGAGGGGTGCGCGATTCACGGGAAAAGGCTCACGTTCCACGGCTCACGGACAACGGATTACACTTCTGTAAGCTATAAGGGGTCTAAGTGCGTTGTTAGTAAATTACCAATAACAAGTGGGTTTTGGTGTAATAGGTGTAATGATTGGTGTTTTATATAGTGTAATCAATAGGTTATCTATTACGTTACTGTATTTAGAGTAGTGTAGGGCAGTGTAGGGGTGTAATAGGGTATTTGGGGTATATAGGGGATATACAGTGTGTTTCTAGATACGGCGTTAAAATCTATAATTGGTAATTTACTAATAACGCACTTAGAACCCTGTATAGGTATATTTTTTCTTGAATCATTACGTCGGGGGTTCTTGATGCCGCGAATGTACGACAGGTGTGATGAGTACCGTTGGACTCATCGACCACGGGAGTTTTTGGTAAAGTGGCATGCCAGTCCTCAGGGGAGGACGAAGTATCCCTTTCGGAAAATGCGGGTGTCCGATTTTTTTACAATCACAGACAAGGTGCAACTGAAGATGGTTCACAATGCCCTGTACCGCGTCCAGCGGCAGCGCAGAGCCCTGTCAGAGCCTTTCCGGTTCTCTGTTAGGCCGGTGCAAGATGCACCTGATGTTTATATCTGTAGGAGGGTTGAGTAGTGCCAAGCTATGACGATACAGAGAACCATCAGATCTGCTGGCCGAACTGCCGGATGCATTTTCTGGTTGAGACCCCTGCGACCAAGTCAGGCATGTGGTTTCCGTTGAAGGACATGGAGGTGGGCGACTACATTGAATTAACGGATGAGGATGAACTTAGGGCGTGTCGGCAGGCGGTATCCTACTGGAACCGTGTGCAGGATAGCCATTTTGCAATAAGACTGGATAAAGCCAGTGACGATACTTACATATGCAGGAGAGTAGAATGAGTGATGATGAAGAACTATTGCAGCCAAGACGAAGACTGGCGCGTAAGCAGATACCTGAGGTGCTGAAGAGTGCGCCAGCGACCAAGCGGGTATCAACATGGCGTAAGACCAAAGAAAGGCTGATGACGCCCGTAAGTAAACCCCTGAACATGCCGTTGACCGCGCAGGAGTGGCGGTTTGTAAGCGAGGTGGTGAACAACTTTGGTGAGATAACCCTGAAGGAGGCCGCAGTACGGGCAGGGTATGACCCTGCTAAGGCGAAGGGCAAAGCAACTGAGATGACCAACCCGAGACTATCTCCGCACATTGTCTCTGCCATACAGGAGCATAGGCAGGAGATTGCAGAGGTCTATGGTACGACCTACGAGCGGCATATGCGCGACCTACAGCGCATTCGGGACGCTGCCATGCAGGCAGGTAACTTTGGTGCAGCGGTGCAGGCCGAGTTCCGCCGAGGGCAGGCACTGGGCACGATTTACGTTGAGCGCAAAGAGGTGCGCTATGGTGCCATTGACAGCATGAACGCTGAAGAGGTCATGAAGGAGCTGGAGCGGTTGAAGGACGTCTATGGTACGCCGAGTGAGATCATCGACCTTGTGCCGGAAGACATTGAACATTCTATCAATGAGGAGAATATGCGTTATGGCGACGAAACCGGAGACATTGTTGTACCAGAGACTGAAGGAGAACCTGCCACCAGAGTCGAGACTGACGAGGATTGAGAGTCGCGTCGGGCTGGGTATTCCGGATTGCCTGCTGGCGATAAAGGATTGTGGTTTTGCCATGCTGGAGTTGAAAGTCGTTAAGCGTGGGCGCAAGATCAAGTTCAGCCCGCACCAGATTGCGTTTCATACCGCGCATGCTGCGATAAAGGTGCCGACCTATATCCTTGTGCAATACCATCCACCAAAGGCGCCGACGATACATGGGGCGCAGTGGCTGCTGTACAAGGGCAAGCAGGTGCAGGACTTGATGGAACGGGGAGTAGACGTGCCGGCCTATCAGGAGTGGCCAGCCGATAACGTGCGGTGGCATTTGCTGCAATACGCATTGACCTGTTGACAACGGGTGTCGGGCGGTGGCATTTTAGAAAAACAGGCAAAAACTGCCCGCCGCCTGAGGGCACATACAGTGGAGAAAGTGAGATGAGAAGACATATACACGCAGGCCAGATGGCAGCCTACGCTGCTGATGCAATGCAGACGGATGAACCTTATCAGCGATGGGAGGCCAGTGCCCCCTACGGTAGCTGGTACGACTTAAAGGGTCATCCGGCTTGGGCTGATGACCATAGGTACCGCCGCAAGACCGATATACAGATCATGGTTGGGATGCTTGATCAGGCTTTGGATCAACTCGAAGAGTTGCAGACAGACAGCCCACTGAATTTAGATCATCCGATGGGGCTTATCCATGATGTGATGAAGGCGTTAAAGATGAGGGGAGACACACAGTGATCACTATTCAATTAACGCAGGACCAGCTGGAAGAGGTCATCATGGCGTGTGAGTTTCCGGATTGGGAAAACGATGACTTTACAAGCGCCGTGATTATCTTGCATGAAGCGTTGGCAGTACATAAAAGCAGAGGTGTGCAACATGGTAACGATTAAATATAACGCGTCGGTATTTACGCCAGCGGGCTGGCGACCTGAAGTGGTTACCGCCGTTGCCGAGTTAATCAGCGAAAAGCGCGCCCGCGTGGTTGAGGTACTGGATATTGGTGGCAATGGTGTAACCGGCTACGGTTCGCGTACAGGAGCCAAGCGACAGGCCTACCACGTCGGAGGAATTGCCAAGCGTGAAGAGGGCAAGGTTAAAATTCTGAGTAGTTGTGAGGTAGTGGAGCGTGATTTATATGAAGAGAGGCCGTAGAAAATCGGTACCGATAGTACCGATTAGGCCGCTACCGGCGCGCCCGCCAGATCACGACAAGGAGGAGCGGCGGCGTGAATTGCGCCGGCTACTAAGGTTTATTTTCTTCGGTTTTCTTTTCAGATAGATAGTTGACAGTTAACGCCGAGCCCGATTAATATCGGGCTTGTTCGTTTAGGTTTAACCATACAGGAGAAAGTAGACATGATCATAGCGACCGACAGGCCGGTTAAAATCAGTACCATGACAGGTAAGCTTGAGGGTTTACAGGCCATCAATACCAATACACTCTCTAACTCTTTTTGTGGTGCCATGCGCACGACGGATAGTATCTGTGCCAAGTGCTACAGCGCCGCCATGCTATCCGGTAGCCGAAAAAATTGTGTTCCGGCTTTTGAGCATAATTCTGAAGTATTGTCGGCACCAATTACCGCGCGCCAGATACCGGTTATCAATGCCCGACATTTTCGGTTCCACGGTCACGGCGAATTGATAAACCGTCAACATCTTGAGAACTTTTATTTGATTGCAGAGGCGAATCCGCAAACGATTTTTGCGCTTTGGACAAAGCGACAGGCGCTAATTCGCATGGCGCGCCAGAGGCCGGCTAATCTGGTTTTAATTTATAGTAACCCGAGACTTGATCGGATCATGGAGCGCCCGCCTAAGGCTTTTGATAAGGTGTTTAATAATGTACCGAAAGAGTACGACGGCGCCGCCAATTGTACCGGCCAAAAGTGTATAGAGTGTCTGGCATGCTATACGCATGGAGGGACCGACGTTATTGTCGAGCATGCTAAGGTCCGGCATTAATTCGCCAGTGTTCTGCTAATGAAGAGAGAGCCCGCTATGTGCGGGCTTTTTTATTTGGTAGGGCCGTTGCATTTAACTTTTCAAAAAGTTATATTCACGCTTCCGGTTCACCCATTTGGCCCGCTACCGGACGGGCGCCGATACAGGAAGAAAGAACATGACTACTCTCATGAATGCAAATCAGCAATGGTCCAGCCGTCCAGCCGAAGAGCGCTTTACGTCTTTAATCGATATGCTGGCCATGTCAGAACAAAGCCGTGCCATTAGCCGTCAGGCCGTCGTTTCCAGCCGTCGGCTTCAAGCGGTCCCGACAGCCGACAATAAGGGCCTTTTGATTGAAGGCCCGAACGGACACGGTTACGCGCCGAGCCACTTTGCTTTTGGCCAGCTGGCCACATTGATCCAAGCGCCCGCCGGTTACCTGCGCCAGCTGCCCGCACCAATGGCAGCAGATTGCCTGAACTACGGGCTTCAGGTGGCCCGCGACGTGGAAGAGGTAGGCGTTTTAATAAGCCGTGGTGCCGGCGACAATACCGGCACACTACGGGCCGCGACAGGGCCGCGTTACGGGCGTGTGTGGAATGCAGATGTTATATCTGGATTAGTGGACCGGTTCGGCGATGGTATTACCGGCACATTCCGAGTCCCGGGAGAATTCGGGCGCGCCGTTGACGTGACGAAGAAAACCACCACACTTTTCGCGTCTGATCGGGATATGTTTGTGTTCCTTGCGGACGAGGTAAATCGTATCGAATTGCCTAACCGGCGCGATGGTAAAACCGGCACACTGGCGCGTGGTTTTTTCGTCACGAATAGCGAAGTAGGTGCCGGCGCGCTCAAGGTTAAAACTTTCCTTTTTGACTACGCATGCAGCAATAGGATTGTATGGGGCGCCGAGCACGTACAGGATATAACTATCCGGCATACAGCGGGCGCGCCTGATCGGTTCCTTGAGCAGGTCCAGCCCGCTCTTATTGAGTACGCGAATTCCAGTGCTCATGGGATCACGCAGGCCTTACAGGCCGCGCAGAATGCCCGCCTTGGCGATAAGGTCTCAGACTTTCTGGCCAAGCGCTTCGGGCCGCGAGTAGCAGCCAAGATGGAACATGCCCACATGCTGGATGAAGGCCGGCCCGTTGAGACCGTGTGGGACGCCGTGACAGCTGCGACAGCATACGCTCGGGATATCCCATATACGGCGGATCGCGTGGAACTGGAAACGCAAGCCGGCTTGATGCTGGATCTGGTCCAGTAACCGACCAGCCCGCCGGACCCGAAGAGCCCGCCTTGTGCGGGCTTTTTGTTTTCTGTTACTATCACGTTTCCGGCATTCCTTGCCCGCCGCCGGACGGGCTCATACAGTGAGAAAGCAAAATGGAAAAAGCATACTACGTCGTCATCGGGATCTGGCGCGAGACGGGCGAGCCCGAAGTTATCAACGGTTTCTACTCACGCCGTGAGGCCTGTGAAGAGGCCGCATGCCATAAGCACACACACAGGAAGATCCGCGTAGTGCGCACTGTAGACACTACCGAGGCCTACTGGCGTATCGTGCGTCAGACGTTCGCCGAGGTGGCAGCATGAGTCGCGCAGATATTGCTAAAACCGTGATCGGCATTCTCATCGGCGTCCCGACGTGGTACGCCATGATGGTGATCTTAATGGCGCTCTGATCGCCAGCCCGACCGAAGAGCCCGCCCATAAAGCGGGCTTTTTTTTGTCCAGGCGTCGAACCAGACACGCGGGCCGCGCGCCGTTTTCCGCCGCTCTTCCGCCGTCGCCTGATACGCCGTCGCCGTGGATCGCGGATCTTGCGCCGCGCGCCGTGGATCACGCGCCGAGGTGATAGGTTTTTTGTATCGTTGGCCATGCGCCACGCGCCGTTGAGCGTAAGTCGTTGATATATAAAGGATCACTATTTCCGGTAAATACTATTACCGGAAACAGCAAGGTACCCTAACGCCGATTCCAAACCCGCCGCCCGACCCGCGAAAACCGACCCGCCGCCTCGCCCCCCTCGTCGCGCGGGGCGGGGCAGAAGCCCGATTTCATACATACAACGGGTAGCGAAACACTTTTGAAAAGCCCCCGGTCCGTGCGCCGTGAAGCGTGAAACTTTCACAGTTAAAAGTGATGCGTGTATCACATAGAACGAGGGTTGTTTGCTTTCCCTATCGATATACAAATATTGATATATTTTTCCTATCGATGGACGATAGATAAAACAAATCGATTCCGGTTTATTGATAGAGTGAGTGTATGTTCCACGTAGAACATCCTGCCCTTTTTGTCTGCAGCCGTGAACCGTGAACCACGCGCCCCTAAAAAGGCCCCCCTTGTTTTGTAAAATCGACGGGTGGGGGTATATTAAAAATTTCAAAACGAAAATGGGTATAATGCGGCAGACCCATGTCACAGGAGCGGCATCTTGACCATGTCTGTTTATAAATCTCAGTTTGATGTAGAGGCGCACCGTAAGAAGCTTGAGCTTCGGATGTTGCAGCTGGAGGGCCAGCAGAAGGCGAAGAAGAATTTCTTGGCGTTCTGTCAGTACGTATGGCCGGAGATGATTGTGGGGGAGCACCACCGGCTGATTGCGGAGAAGCTTGACCGGGTTGTTTCTGGGGAATGTAAGCGGTTGATGATTGCGATGCCGCCTCGTCACGGCAAGTCGCAGATGGGCAGTTATCTGTTTCCGGCGTATTTAATGGGCCGTGTACCGAAGTCCAAGCTCATTGTGGGTTCCCACACAGCGGAGTTATCGCAGCGCTTTGGCCGTATGATCCGTAACTTGGTTTCGGAGGACCGGTATAGGGACGTGTTTCCGGACATGACCTTGTCTGCGGACTCCAAGGCAGCGGGCCGTTGGGACACGAGTCAGGGCGGGGAAGCGTTTTTCATTGGTAAGGGCGGTGCGATGACGGGTCGCGGCGGCGACATTGTGATTCTGGACGACATCTTGGATGAGCAGGATGCGCAGTCGGACACGGCGATGGACAACACGTTTGAGTGGTACACCTCTGGCCCGCGTCAGCGTCTGCAGCCAAACGGGTCTATTATTGTGATCAACACCCGCTGGCGCACGGATGACCTGACCGGTCGGTTACTGCGCATGCAGGGGCAGCCGAGGTCTGACCACTGGGAGGTGTTGGAGTTTCCGGCAATCTTACCTTCTGGCAAACCGTTGTGGCCGCAGTATTGGAACCTGTTGGAGCTTGAAAAGGTGCGCACGGCCATTGGCCAGCGCAAGTGGAACGCGCAGTGGCAGCAGACGCCCACGGCAGAGGACGGGGCGATCTTGAAGCGGGACTGGTGGCGTCGTTGGCCTAATGACGACCTGCCTCCGGTTGAGTACATTATCCAGTCGTACGACACGGCGTATTCCAAGAAGGAGACGGCGGACTACTCTGTGATCACGACATGGGGCGTGTTTTACCCGGACGCCGATGCGGGGCCGAATATTATCCTGATGGACGTGGAGCGTGGGCGGTGGGACTTTCCTGAATTAAAGCGAAAGGCGTTTGAGCATTACAAGCACTGGAACCCAGACAACGTGTTGATTGAAGCGAAGGCCACTGGTACGGTGCTGCAGCAGGAGATGCGCAGAACGGGTATTCCGGTAACAATGTACAATCCGGGCGGTCGCCGTGCGGGTCAGGACAAGGTATCGCGGGCCAATGCCGTGGCGCCGATGTTTGAGTCGGGGATGGTCTGGGCGCCGCACACGCAGTGGGCAAATGAGTTGATTGAGGAGTGTGCTGCCTTCCCGAACGGGGACCATGATGACATGGTGGACAGCACGACGCAGGCGATGTTACGGTTCCGCTCAGGCAACTTTGTTAAGCTGCACACGGATGAAGATGACGAGAGCAGTGACGAAGCGCTTGTGCCGGAGTATTATTGAGTTAAAATAGCCCAAACGCCTGTCGTGTAGGGCGATATCTTTATTTCCTGTAGGCGGTGACCTGATGCCCAATCTGACTGCGCGACAAATGCTGGCACGGCTTCCTGTGCGGATGGCCGAGGGTGGGGCGGCAAAAGCCTTCAGCGACGACGAGGTGAAGCAGTTTATCCAGAGCACCTACGCGCAGTTCGGTGGGCCGGGAGTTGAGGCGCACAGGGCGATTGGGGATGCAATGGCCCAGTACGGTGTTGGGGTCGATCAAGTTGCACGGGCAAGCGGGTATTCACCGCAAGAGGTTCAAGCCGAGCTTATGGGACAGCGGGCGGCTGCCCCTCGCCCTGAAATGCCTCAAGTTCCCGTGTTGCCGGATTCTCGTGGCCCTTCGGGCCCTGTCGATATGCCAAGTTTTCTTATTGGAATACCCTCTGGTGACCAATTTAGTCCAGCAAGTCCATCAAGCATTGCAGGGAAAACGCAGGGTTATACGTCTAGCTCTCCTGATGCAGCGCAGCGTCTTGATGAGTTAATGGCGCGAGAACAGGCAATGGCGCCGGTTAAGGCATCTTCGCCCCCGCCTCCGCCTCCATCTTTACCTCCCGTTCAGGCGCAAGCAACTGAGCAGCCGGGCACGGCAGCGGGCGTATCGGCGGCGTATCGCGCGGCGATGGAGAAGGGCGGTCAGCAGACGGTTGGTGACTACTACGCCAATCTTAGAAAGGACGCCGAGGCGTACCTTGCCAATGCCAACGCGCCGACTGGCGTAGATGCGTATAACACATTAATCCAGTCTGGCATCAGCACCTCAGACCTTCGCGCTGCTGGCGTTGCCGATGCGGTGTTGAACAAGATCTTCACGGTTCAGGCTCCGATTGAGCAGTCGCAGTTCACAACACCTACCGGCATGACCTCGGCCTACGAGCGCAGCCCTGACTTGGCCTTTGAGTCGCAGCGCTTAACTGCGCAAGGGCAGGACGGCAGGGCGATACTGGACAAGCAGGGGCGTGACTATGTCGCCAACCTGCAGCAGGGCGGCATCGATGCGGCGGAACGTGCGCAGATGCTGGAGTACGCCACCGAGCGCGGGTACTCGTTTCAGGATCTGATCGGCGCGGGCGTTGACCCGAATGTGTTGTTTGTTGATGACGGTTCCGCAGCGGCCAAGGCAGCAGCGGACGCAGCGGCCAAGGCAGCAGCAGATAGAGCGGCAGCAGATGCAGCGGCGGCAGCTGATGCTGAGAGGCAGCGACTTGCAGCAGCCAAGGCAGCGGCTGATAAAGCAGCAGCGGATGCAGCGGCGGCTGATGCTGAGAGACAAAGACTGCTGGATATTAAAATAGCAGAAGAAGCTGAGAGACAGCGACAGGCGGATAAAGCAGCCGCTGATAAAGCAGCAGCGGAAGAGGAAAGACGGCGACGAGAAGAAACCATAAGGCCATGCCCTTCTCCTGAAATGCAAATTTCTCTGGCTGATGGAACACTAAAGAAAGCTGGAGATTTGCAGCTTGGCGACAAGGTTAAAACTCAACACGAGACCACGTTAGAGTGGGGGGATTACGAGGTTACGCATGTTTCGGTAATTCCCAATACGCCGCGTTTAATGCTCAAATTTGACGGACTTGACTTTGTATGTAGCCACAGCCACAAGTTTTTTACAGAGGATGGTAAGTGGGTTGATGCGGATGCGGTAGCCGTTGGAGACAGGCTTTCTGGAAAAACAGTGCTTGCGGTAGTCGAGCACTCCGATGGCCCCGTTGTTAGAATAACAGTTGCGGATGCACACACGTACATCTGTGAGGGGCTATTTAGCCATAACAAATCGCCTGTTGGCCCTACGACCCCGCTGCCGCCACCCGTTGTATTAACCGGCGGCGTCACACAAGGCGACTTAGTCAAAGCCGTCACCCCGACCGGCCCCACAGCAGCAGAGCTACAGGCGGTTATTGATGCTGCCAACGCAAAGGCGGCCAAGGATGCAGCAGATGCAAGAACCGCGCGCGAGGCAGCAGAAGCAGCGGAAAGGGCTCGAATAGCCGCGCTAACGGGTGCCGCAGTCACGGCGGTGACCCCGAGCTATAACGCGAAGCAACTGCAGGACATCATCAAGGCAGCGGAAGGCGTTAAGGCAGCAGAGGGCACGGTGACAAATCCCGTTGACACCCGTGGCAGCGCAGCGACTGGCAGCCAGAGCGGTGTAACGACGTTCTTGGATACCTATGAGGCTCCAAAACCCTTTGTCGCACCCGCTTACACTGCACCGACCGTGTACGGCCAGCTTCCAACGCAGCCTGACATCTACGCTGCTGGGCAGGCTGCGCTGGACACGACGTTTAATCAATCTCCGCGAACCGCGATTTTGGACGACAAAGGCAGGCCGACCGGCCAGTTCGACTACAGCCCCGCTGCCAAGCTTAGACCCGCGACCGGCGCAGGCTTTACTTTCACACCGCCAAGCGTGACCACCCGTCCGCGCTCGTTACTGAGCCCGAGAGAGGTTCAGGCTTACGGCGGACTTGGCCCGTCCAAGTCGCAGCAGTTTGCGCAGAACCGTGCGGCGATTGACCGCAGCTTGCGTAGACTACAGGCGGCCTCTCCTGCGCTTCGCAATGCGAGCACGTATGCCCTGCTTCGCAATCAAATAATGGCGCAGGAGTTTGGCGATCCGCAGCGTGTGTTTGACCCAAAGACTGGGGAAGTTAATTCAACGACTGAAGAAGGCCAAAATTTCTTAAAAGCA